ATATTACACTCTAGATACATTTCAGTGATGTTGAAAACTTCACCACCGTGGGACACGATAGTGATTTCACCTATTTCTACATCACCTGGGAAACTATAATCTGCCATACTTAGACACCATTTCTAAGAATATTCTTTACTTCCTCTTGAAGTTGTTGAAGATATCTTTTGTCTAAGATGTTAATTCTTCTTTTCTTATCATTTAATTCTAACTCATAATCATATTTTGAAACTGATTCTTTTACATCAGATCCTAGTGAACTATATGTTGTGGAATCAATTACAACTGTTCTTTTACCAATACGAGTTCCATCATTTCTTACACTAGCATTATTTAATATCTGACGATACTCATGAACTTCTGCTTTTGCTGCAGGGACACTACCATATTTACCTTTTATATAATTATCAAAGTCCTGATGGAAAAGTGGCCAATCAAATACTGGATCGATTATATCATTAAAGTGTAAAACTACCCATGCTAATGCTGAACTGCCATAATACTTTTCAGCAATAATATCTGGTCTGTCTCCAGGTTGAATTGTATATTTGTGATATGTGTCAGTTCTACTTTTTACATTAGATCTAACTTTAAATCTTCTTAGTAAATTTGTTAAATCAACTTTTTGCCCATCGTTAGTTAAATCGTGGGGTGTAGTTGGGAAGTATGAAAAATAATTACTCATTACCGAACCTATCCATTTCTGCAAATACATCTTCAGATTCTAAATCAAAGTTTCTTTCTTCAAGCATTTCTTGATTTAGATTTTCTTTAGTTCTAAGTTTGGTTTCTTGGAACTCCATACTAATCTCAACACTTACTGGTGCACCAGTTCCTTCAAAGAACAACGGTGTGTTTTCACCATTATAGTTTACATTAAAACTTGTTAAAACACAACGACCAATCTTAAACATATGGTCTTTAATAGAATCAGCAAATTCAATTTCAAATTCTTCAGGATATTCAAATAAGAAACCAGCACCATAACCACCAGCACTCGGATGCATTGCTAATTCAAATGTATCTGTTATTTGTTTAATCATTCTTGATTCTTCTGGAGTTCTTGCAATAAATTTATAATTGAAACCAAAAGATCTAAAGTTTACATTATCAAATAATACCGCAGTGTGAGGATTAATAGCAATACCTTCTGCAACTCCAGCACCTGCTAGTATTTGACTTGCACCACCTGCTGCTCCAATCGCAGCAATTGCTCCACCACCAAGTTTTGCTGTTGCTGCACCTAATGCAGTTGTAATCACTGCTGCTTTGGCAGCACCTAAATCACTATCTTTTTCTGTAGCAAGTTCTGATGCTGCTTCGCCAAAAGACTTACCTTTAAATTTACCACCAATAGCACCAAGTTTACTTAATACAGTATCTACAACATCTGCACCTGCTTTACCAATATCAGCAACACTTTGTCTTCCAGAAGCAATCGCACCTAATGCTTGTAGATTTTCATTATTATATGAAACACCTTGTTGATTTTGTAATGAAGAAGGGATTGGCAATACAACTGTTTTTAATGCTCTATCTGTAATTACATTTTTTCTACTTGGTCTTTTACGATCCATAACATGAAACATCATATAATGTTCGTCATCTAAATCTTGAGGAAAAGTTATTTGCGAATATACTTTACCACCATTTGGTCTAGCGAGTCCAGATAGTTCTTGTGGAACTTGACCAACATTTCTTTGATATTTTTTAAGTAGATTATTAAAGTTGCCTGAAATAGATTTTAAACCATTTGAGTCAAAGTTCGCTCTAATATTATTAGAACCTGTAACTTCTGATATTCCACGATTAACTAGACTGTTTAGTGCCTGCGATTTAAGTTGTTTTAGATTTATTGGCATAAGAATAAATATTGATTTTATATGTATTTATAACGAATTGAATGAAGTTTTATCAGGGAAAGTTTAAACCAAGAAATCCAGGCAAATATAAAGGGGATCCTACTAAGATTATTTATCGTAGCAGTTGGGAACTCTCCCTCATGTCATACTTTGATAAAAACCCAGATGTTATCTGGTGGGCAAGTGAAGAAGTCGTAATTCCATACATATCACCAATAGACGGTAAAAGACACCGTTACTTTCCAGACTTTATGATGCATACTAAAAAAGGCAAGACAGTTATGATAGAAGTGAAACCGTCTGCTCAAACCAGAGAACCTCAAAAGAAAAGTCGTGTTACTAAAAAATATTTAAACGAAGTAAAGACTTGGGGTATTAATCAAGCAAAGTGGAGAAACGCAAAGGCAGTATGTGACAAGAAAGGGTGGGAGTTTCAAATAATTACTGAAGAACATTTATTTGGTAAACGGTTATAAATAGAATATGGCAAGTGTTTTTGATCAATTACTCATACGAGGTGTAAAGGACGGTAAGATTCCTGCACGCACAGATGATGCTAGACAGTGGTTTAGAAATAAAGCACAGGACATTGGTCGCACCAGAGTATCTCCTGAAAAACTTCTACAAGATAGAGGTCAGAAAGAAGGTCCAAAATCTGGTTATATGTATCATTTTATATATGACCCAAAGACTAAAGATACATTGCCTTATTGGGATACTTTCCCATTAATTTTTATGGTTGGTCCAGCAGAGGGTGGATTTTATGGTATTAACTTACACTATCTCCCACCTCAATTGAGAGCAAAGTTAATGGATGCTTTGTATGGCATAGCGAGTAATACAAGATATGATGAGAATACAAAGATTAATTTGAGTTATAATATTTTAAAAGGTTCGAGTAAATACAAATACTTTAAACCTACATTTAAACATTATTTGTCAGACCATGTGAAAAGTAAGTTTATTAAAATAGATTCAGTAGAATGGGATATCGCATTGTTCTTACCAACTCATAGGTTTAAGTTTGCGAACTCTCAGAAAGTTTACTCAGATAGTAGGAAGATGATATAATGCCTTTTAATGTAAATTCAGTTGTTGGTAGTATTAATAAGTCAGGTGTGGCAAAGGCATCTAACTTTGAAGTGCAAATATCAACTTTAGATTCTAATTCTGATAGAGAATTGATGGCAAGAGCAGATAGTGTAAACTTGCCTGGAAGAACAATGACTACAACGGAACATAAGTTTACAAACTATGGTCCAATTAATAAAGTTCCTTATGGGCAAATCTATGGTGATTTAACTGTCACATTTTTATTGTCTGAAGATTTAAGAGAAAAAGATTATTTTGAAAAATGGCAGAACCGTATGGTCAACACTGGTGCTTTTGACTACAACGGAACTGGAAAATTCAATACCAAATATTTTAATGATTATGCTGAAACAATTTTGATCAGGCAGTATGGTTCAAATGGTGGTCTTAGAACTATACATAAAATGGTTGAAGCATATCCAATTTTAATAGGTGAAGTGTCAATGGATTGGGGTAGTAATGATGCAGCAAAATTAACAGTAACATTTGCTTATAGAAACTATCAATTCGTTGTAGAAGATAATAGTAATCAACCTGGACTTGGTTTAGGTTTTTCATTTAATTTGAGTAGAAGTAATGCTCAAGGAGCATTAAGAATTCCAGGAATAGGAAATATTGCTGGGAGAAGAACCCCAAGAGGGTTTGTAGGTGCAGTAGCACCATCGTTAATTAACGCAGGAGTTAATAAGGTAGCATCGATTTTTAAAGGTATATAATAGGAGTATATTATGGGTTTACCAAGTTTAGCAACACCAACATTCACGACGGTTGTTCCGTCGACTGGTCAGGAAATACAATATAGACCATTTCTTGTAAAAGAAGAAAAGGTTTTATTAATGGCAATTGAAGGTGGTGAACAAAACGAAATAGCAAGAGCAACAGAAAATATAATCAAATCTTGTGTTCTAACAGATATTGATACAAGTAAATTAGCAACATTTGATTTTGAACATGTATTTTTACAACTGAGAGGTAAGTCAGTTGGTGAGATTGTAGAATTAAAAGTTGGTCATACAGATGGTGAGTGTGATCATAAAACACCAGTAGCAGTTAATCTAGAAGATATTAAAGTTACAGGTGAAATTAAAGATGGTAAGATTATGGTTACTGATGACATTGGTGTAAAAATGAGATACCCAAATATGTCTGATGTTTATCATATGGAAAACACTAACGAATCGCTGTTTAAATTAATAAATAGTTGTATTGAGTATGTGTTTGATCAAGATAATGTTTATAATGAGTTTAGCGAAAAAGAGTTAGAAGAATGGGTAAATGGACTCAACCAAAACCAATTCCAAAAGATTGGTGAATTTTTTGAGAACATGCCAAAACTAACTCATGACATTGAATGGACTTGCGAGAAATGTGCAAAGACAGATAAAATAACAGTAGAGGGTCTACAAAGTTTTTTTACCTAGCATTGATGCATGATTCGTTATCGAATCTATACGAGTTAAACTTCGCATTAATGCAACACCACAAATACTCGTTGACGGAATTAGATAATATGATTCCATTTGAAAGGGAAATATATGTAACCTTTCTTAAGAATCATTTAGAAGAAATGGAAGAACAGAGAAAGAATGGCTGACGCAACAACATTACCAGTAGTAAATGCAATTGAAGCATTGACTCAAGAAAATAAAGACGGAAGAATACGACTACAACAAAGTATTCGGACTGGTCTTATGCATGTTCGTCATTCTATCGAAGCATTACACGAATCTATAACAAACTCATACGAAGAACAGAGAAAAGCAAATATGTTTGCTCTTGAGCAGGCACTCGAAGCAAAGAGAGAAAAAGAAGTTGAAGAATCAACAGTAAAGAAAAAAGAAAAAGAAATGCCTCCTCTTTGGGATTTTGGTTTTATTAAAAGTTTAGGGTTTATGGGTGCGATTGTAACTACTGTTGCTGCATCACTGGGTGTTCTTGCTGGCCAATTAACAGCAATGACTGCATCAATTAAAACTGTAAATCTTTTATTTGGTTCTGGGGAAGAAGGATTTGTTTCTAGAATGTTTAAATCTATACAAAAGTCTTTCCGTGGATTTGTATTAGGAATTCAATTAAGATTTCAAACATTTACAAAAATTACTCTTCCTAGAATATTAAAACCAATCACAAGTATGTTTACTTCAGTTGAAAGTGTATTTCTTAGTATTGGTAAATCATTTGTTTATATAACTGCTCTGTTCAAAGGTGCTGGGGAAGTATTAAAACCTATAACAAAAACAGTCATAAACGCAATTAAGTTTTTCCAAAAATTTGAAGTTGTAGGAAAATCTTTTAGTTTATTAGGAAAAGCATTCGGATTAGTATTTAAAGCAGCACAAAAAATATTTGCACCGATTGCTATCATCATAGGTTTGTTTGACGGTATTACTGATGCATTGAAAGAGGGAGAGAAAAAAGGTTTCTTAGGTTATGTTGGTGGTTTCGTTAAAGGTTTAATCAACTCACTTATCATGGCACCATTAGATTTACTTAAAGATGGTATAGCATGGATTGTAGACTGGATTGGTTTAAAAGGTCTTGCTAGTTTTATGAGAGCATTTAGTTTAGAAGAAATCTTTACTAAGTTAGTTGATGCTATTACAGATACTATAAAATCAGTATTCTCATGGGATAGTAAAAAAGCAGAACAAGAAGGATATCTTGTTTATGTTGGTAAAAAACTTTTAGATATTATTTGGATGCCAGTTAATGGTATTATTAATTTTGTTAGAGATTTATTTGGTTGGAACAAAGAAAATGAGAAAGGTGTTAAAGAAAAATTCAATATGACTGAATTCCTTATTGAAGTTGTTGATGATATTTGGGAAGGAATTAAAAGTATATTTGATGACATACTTAATTTTGATTATAAAAAATTACTTCCTGAATGGGCAAAGAAATTATTAGGTGTTGAAACTGGAACTGGACAAGTTAATAGTGGTAAAGAAAATGTTATTACTGTAGAAGAAAAACCTAAACAACCAAATAATCCTTTTACAGAAACTGAAGATAAATTCTATAAAGACTTTAATGAGTTTAAGAAACTTAAAGATGAAATGGCACCATATCAAAATGACGGTGCACTTGTAAATAGAGTTGGATCTGTTAATGCCCCAACTAATGTAAATGTTGTAGCACCTACAACTTCAACCAATCAAACAAATATAAGAAACGACAATAGCAGTAAGACATTTGTTCCTGCTAATGCTAATAAGAGTAAGAACTCGCCACAAGATTATGCAGCGAGTCCTTTATATTAGATTACTCTTCTGCTAACTTCTCAAAGAAAGATAACGACTCATCGTCATCATCCCCAAAAGCATTATCAATATCAGCAGACGCACTCACGATAGCAGGTTCTGGAGCAGACTTAACCTCTGGTGCTGGAGCAGTATCTTCAGCATCAGCAAAATCTTCAGCAGTAGTCTTAGGAGCAGTAGCACCTGTAATACCTAGCACACGATTTAGTT